TAATCTTTGGTCTTTTGAGCTGCATGATCTGTAACAAATGCATCTCTAATACCGGGGATAGCCAAAATATTAATTCTGGTTGTCATCGGATCTGTCATAATCTCGGCTGCCTTTCGATATGCAGCTATCTGATTATTCTTTCGACCTGTACCGGCAGGATTAGTCTTAAGACCAATATCACCTGCGCTAAACTCAGCAGAAGCCTTTCCAGTTTCGCCACCAGCAGATGCATCCGTTGATGCAGAGCGATCCGTCATATAGTACATGTCTTTATCAAGAATGTTTAGACCATCGAAACCACCGAAGAGAGGAATATTGAATCCTGTATATGCGGTGAAGCGATTAAACTTAACAGAGCTAGACTGGATAAGAGATGCAAGAGACACACGACCAAAGTTGGTTTGATCCGGATCCATGACGAAGTAGGTCTGTGAATCTGGAACACCATTTCTGATATATGCGGCGTCCAATATGTGCTCTTTCGCAGAGCCAGATATATGCTTCAATAGCTGGCCAGGTCCGCCACTTCCAGTCCCAGCGAGAGCGACTCTAGCAAGCGTGAACTTGTTTGCATTGAATGCATCAGCTCCGGAACCGGTGAGCAGTTGATCCATCTTCAGTATTCCCTGGAACTTCGTATATGCTCGAATAACCGGGTTAATAATAGAAGACGCATTTACGTCAAGGTTAGCATTTGCCATGCTACCAGTCTCTGGACATCTAGTCCACTTTACACCCCAGTTAAGACGACCATCTACGATCTCTCTAGAGCCGGGATCACCAGCGAATCCATTATCATTTGTTCCAGCTTGTCCGCGGGTTAGCTTAAACCGGAAAGGTAGCGGAGGTACGATAGAACCAGATAGTCCAGTTGCGACGCCATAGCCTTTACCACCAGATAACCTAGTGTTATTGGTACCGTCATCGCCTGTCTCGTGAGCCATTCCGTAAGTAATACCGTCAAGCTGCAGTGCTGCGAGCGTGCGATCCGTTAACGTATTAGATGTCTTAATGACAGGAATTCCTGTAAATCCGAATGGACATGCGTCACGGGGAACATCACCAGTGTATACCGGGTTCTTTATTACCACTCGAATAAAGTTAGAAACGTTGGGATACCGACCGGTTACTAGAATTCTCTTTTCATCATCGTTATCAGCGTCGAAGTTATATTTTGCCTTATAATCACCGATCTTTCTTCCAACAAAGTTTTCAGAAAGAGGATCAAGGTTAACTGCGGGATATGTCTCCAAAGTTTCGGGATTTAAGTCGGTATCATCAAACCTTCTAACCTGAACCTCGAATTGAGGATACGGATAGTTTTTGTTTGTCGATGCTCGTAGATTCACGATAGCAATCTTTACCTTATCATTTCCATACGCGCCATCAGAAAGAGACTCGAAGTGGAAAAGTGGATATTCCATTCCACCATAAGGTTGAGATATAATCGTCGGAGACTTAGGAGTTGTATATCTTGTATCATACCGACCGAAAAGATTCTGCATTGTGATACCGGAGGTACCTGTTACATTTGCAGAACCTGATAATAGAGCAACAGGTGTTGTGTCTCCGGTAACTGCTTGATCAACAGCAGCGATTTCAGCTGCAACGGCAAAATCCATATAAAGCAGATGTTGCTGCTCATAGAACTTAAGCGGGTCAGTATTTAAGACCTTCGAAATATAGTTTTGATTCGTCGGATCCAAAGATGCGGTAACGATCTTAATGCCAACCCCAGCCTCCCCTTTGCACATACTGGTGAACTTCTCACCTTGCGATGACGAAATAGCCAAGGCAAAAGTATCATGCTTCCCAGCGCTGCCATCAGTTGTTACAGAAGCAAGCGAGTCGAGATTATTCGCCCACACTTCACCGATATTCAGGATCTGCATTCTACTACCAGATGCACTGAAGAGTACTCCGCGGACCAGATTAACTGTTCCAGCACCTGAAAGATTGAAAGAAGGATTATCAATAAACTTCGGCATAGAATAATCAGTATTACCTGATACATAATGTCTTGCGCAAAGGAATTGGACACCACCATCTGCTGGGGCGTTTGATGGCCACGTTCCAGTGGCGGGATCAAACCCTTGATAGACGGAAGTTTGTGGCTCTAATTTAAAGCCTGCATTAACGACTGTGCCATATACCTGCGTAGTCGTAATGTTCGCGGACGTTTCATTTGCACCAGCGCCGAGTGTTCGCATGTAGGTTAAAGCGGTACCATTCTGTAGAAATGCTTCTACAGCGTATGGTCCGAATCGATTAGATTCAACGTCGCCAAATTTATTGACGAAGTCTGCTATACCACCTACAGTGACCGGGATAAAAGCCGGTCCCTGCTCAGCGGTACCTACGACACCCGCAGGTGTACCAACGATTTCAGTTGTTCTTTGAGTGGCATCGATCTCTCGCTCAAAGAATCCTGGTGATCTAAATGTTTGTTCTGCCATGAGTACGGTCTCCTGGATCTGCTATATCACAAATAACTATTCTGTTCAATGTCTAAAAGTCTCAATCTCGCCCATCATTATTTAAGCAGTTTTCCTAAATCAAGCAATATACCTTCTGGGGAGTTCTTACTGAATCGAAAAACTGTTTCTCCGGTTTTTGAATTCATACTAGATATCATGATCTCCGAGCGCTCGATCTGCCCAGTGAAGGGGTTAACATTAGTAATTATAGTCGTCGGCGTCGTCTTGCCCGAATGTCCTGCAATAGTCCCTGCATTCTGACCACCGATCTCTACTTCAGGCGTTCCTGGAAATCCAGAAACAAGCGCTGCTGCCATCGAATTAACCCCTATCGAGGATGGAGGGTAACCGTCTGATGTTGTAGCAGCATCAGATAAAATCCATGCAGAAGCATCCCCTGACGCTACACCCGCTACCGGAGCGGCGCTAACGCCGCCTATCGTTTGAGAAACACCAAATGAAATTTCAGGAGATGAAATAGTTCTTCTGAACGGAACGGGTTGTCCGGGTTCTTGTCCAGCGACAACGTATGCAGCAACTGCCATGGTGAATGAATATTTCACTAATCTTTCTACGTCTGTAAAATCATCGAAATTATTTTGTGGGCTTAAACTTGCATCAACAAACGCAGTAAAGCGATAACCGTCAAGTGTGGTTATCACAAACGTTCTTTGTCTATTCTCGACATACCCTCCCATCATCACAGTTAACAAGGTGTTCATTTCCTGTGTATACTGCGTCCAGAAAGTAATGTCATATGTCGCGGTGTATTGCTTTATAGGCGGCATCTGTATAAATTCTATTAAATTACCTGAAATATTAGGTTTCAGGATGGTACCGCGGCGAGAAGAAAGTGGAATTGATGGAGGCGCTCTTCTAGTAGCAATCCTTCCGGGTGTTGTTCCTCCACCTCGACCGGATGGAGTTTTATCATTCGCTGAAATGGCAATATCATCAGCGTGCTTAAAACCATGAATGTTAAAAAGACGCTGATATCTCTCATCATCTGTTGAGAGCTTTGTCTTTATTGTAATAGGAGCGCCCTGAAATTGAGCAGCACCCTTTGCACTTTCTTGGTCTATACCGGATCGTACGATCGATATTAGCGGCAGAATTAAGGCACCAGCCTTATCTCTTAACGGACGATTTCTTGCCAAGATAGCAAATCTTTCTCCAGTTGCAAAAATTACTGGTACTTTCTTCGCCTGATCCTTACGTTTATAAAATAAAGGCAATTCTTTGTTAAAGAGATTAAAGACCCCACGATCAACATCTTCTATAGTACAAGATGGAATTGTGAAATCATCAGGGACATCTTTCTCCATGTACCCCGAACCGACTTTTTCGGTGCTTCCTTTTTCTATTGAATATCTTGTTGCCATATCAACTCTCGTCGTAGAATGCTGAACTTATTTCATCGGGCGAACCTTGTGGGGAAACCTCGGCCGGTGCTGGTTTCGGTGGTAGTTCAAGTTTCCCTTGCTCGATTAGGGCACGCTTATCGCCTGTTGGACCCTCTTCATTTTCAGCAAAACCACGCTGCTGGACAAATGTTCGTTGAATCGCATCCGGGTCACCGGGATAATAACCTTCGTCAGTAGGACCGTGTGGCTTCTTATCAATAAGTCCCTTTCTTGCTTGCTTACCGAGTAGCTTTACACCTGTCATATATTCAATTTCACCATAGATGTTAGATTGCCACGTGATAGAGGTAATTTCGAAAAACGTTTCTCCATAAGAAAAATAGTCGCCTTCCCTCACGTCAATATCCTTATCTATCAAGTCTTTATAATGAAGATATGCTTCTGTAGTGTAAAGATTTTCAGAGCCAAACCGACCTGTCGTAACAGTTTGTGGGGACCAAGCCACTGTACAGTCTATCTCTATTGGCGGATCAAAGTATTTATCGATTGCTTCTTCGTAGATATCATGAATCTGAGTAACGTCAACTCGTATTGCATAATAATAGATCTTCTGACCCACTACATCCTTTATAATCTCTTTTGTAAGGTCAGATATTAAATCTTGCTCACGAGGAGTAATAAATAATCTTGCCATATATCACCCCTCCATTATTTCATTATTATTGACTTGCCAAGCGGCATCGGAATAGCTTTCAACGCTCTCGTAATATTTTCGGCATCAGTTGCTTGTGCCTCGAGTAATTTCCCGTAAGTAAGACTATCCAATAACTCAACGATCTGATCTCTTAATCGACCCTGATCATCTCGTCCTTGAGATATTAGGTCTGTTCCGTTTAGAGTTAGATCTCCAGATGGAATAGGTACTGTCTGGAATTTCGATCGGACTTGCCCTAATAATTCTTTACATAATGCTGCGCAAAATTGGCGGACCCACTGACGACCTACAGAATTTGTATCGCTGTAATTCATTCTGCCATACGGCACATTAGAAAGATTAGACGCTCCATAGATCGTATCATCGCGGATGTCTGGGTTAAAAGGGTTTGGATTAAAGGCAACCCTTATCCATAACTTCGGAAGGCTTCCAGACGTCTCTGTGGGCATCGGGTATATCCTTATCTTACTACCAACGATTCGATAAGAGTAATTTGACTTTCGGACCCTATTCGATAGCTTCATTTGGCCGGCACGAAGAACATCTTCAAAAACTGGCAGAACGTAGAAAACAGTTTCAGGTGTAAAAGACTCGAAGCTAAATTCATTATTCAAGTAATTTATTGCTGAAGTTGTGTCAAAAAATCGATAAGCAGCTTGTGGACTAAAGTGAAATACTTCTCTAATCTTCATTTTTGATCGAGGAGAATTTGCGCTACTTGACACAATCAGAGTACCTGAACTATCTTTTAACTGATTATAGATGTCGTAGTCTTGAACCTTATATCGTAGCTGGATAGAGCCAGACATATCATTATAAGATCCACCAATACCAGCTTCGCTGCTATATGGTTCTGCCATCCTCAGGAGGTACTCTAGGGTTTGTCTAGGGAATAAACCTGTTTTATTACTTCCTGTGGCAACGCCCAGTAAATTACTTAACTGTGACTTGGCGTCTGCCTCATTAATAATACGCCCATACTCAAGAAAAGATTCTTCAAAGCATGCCCACATTTGCTTTTTGGTCAGCTCAACGCTTAAGATATCGTCGCCAAGCTTTCGTTTAACAAACGAAATTATAGCATCTGCCTCAACCTGAAACTCAGTATCAGTATCAAAGAAGCTAAATGGCGTTGGATTTTTCGTAAAAGCAAAAGAAGACATTTCACACCCTACTCTAACTATTACGCCGAGTGCGAAATGTCTCCTAAGAAAACGTTTGAACTAGTGTGCTTATTTTAAGCTATAGTGCGTTAATTGGTAGTCACGCACGCCACAAGTTCCCTTTAAAAGAAGAAGAATATTTTCAATCTTTTCATGAGCCATCGAATCTGTCATCCCAGTGGTTGTTTTAGTTGCCGTTGATGTAGGCGTTCCAGTGGTTTTTGTATTCGCAGCCTTTAACGTCGCAATCTCTGTGCGCAATGAAGTAACTTCCTCCGTTAAATTTGCTAGTTCACGAGCCAGTGTAGTTGTCGTAACTCCATTGTCTGTCGTGGTCTTCTTTGTGGGGTCTGTCTTTGTTGCGGTAGCACTCTTTATTGTAGCCATGTCTATCCTCCGAGAATTAAAAATAAATAGCGTAACCAAGAAGTAAACTAAACGGAAATAAAAAATGGGGTCCCCGAAGGGACCCCATTAGTTTCTCTAAACTAACCTTGGATTAGATTACATCCA